AGGGATGCCGCCCGCCGGGCTGTGGCGTTCCCGGAGGGTGACATGGCCGACCAGCACCCGATCCGCCTCCTGCGGGCCTACCGGGGCTACCGGGCCGGGTCCGTGATCGACGCCACGGCTGGACTGGCGGACCGGCTCGTCCATGATGGCGTCGCGGTCCGCGAGCCGTCGCGGCCGCTGCTCGACCAGGCCCGGGACGGGGCGGTCGAGCGAGCCGTGGCCACGATCCAGCCGGAGGTCCGATGATCCGCCCCGACACGCTCCGGGTCCTGACGCCGCCGGCGTCCGAGCCGATCAGCCTCGAGGAGGCGAAGCGGCAGATCGGGCTCATGGAGGACCAGGCCGAACACGACGACCTGCTCACGGGCCAGATCGCGACGGCCCGCCGGCTCGTCGAACAGCGGCTCGGGATCGCGATCCTGGCCACCGAGTACCGCGCGACCTGGCGGTCGGCCCCGGCGATCCTGCGGCTGCCGGCCCCGCCGCTGCTGACGGGCAGTTCCTATTCCCTGACCGTCACCTCCGACGGCGAGGAGTTGGCCGAGGGGGACGACTACGAGATCGACCTCGACGCGGTGCCTGCCGAGATCGAGTTGTCGGCCGGGGCCGGAACGAAGGTGGTCGTGACCTACTGGGCCGGCGTCGAGCCGGGGGACGCGATCGACCCGCTGCTGCGGTCGGCGATGCTCGCCTACGTCGATCACCAGTTCAACAACCGCGGGGTCCTGGCGAGCGAATCGGCGACCGAGCTGCCGCAGGCATTCGAGACCCTGCTCGCGGCCAGCTCATGGAGCGGGGGGTGGTGACATGGCCCGCCTGCCGTCCGGACTGCTGACCGAGGTCTTTGAGATCCAGGAGCCCGTCTCCACCCGCAACGCCGCGGGCGAGAGCGTCACGACCTGGGAGGCCGTCCGCCAGGTCTACGGCGCCTACGAGGCCGTCAGCTATTCCGAGCAGGCCCGCCGCGGGCAGATCGGCGGCAACCTCCAGGCGACGGTCCGGATCCGCTACGTCGCCGGCGTCACGGGCAACATGCGGCTTCGGTGGGTCTCGCGGGACGACCGGATCCTCATGGTCGCCGGCGTCGTGGAACGCGGCCGCCGCGAGGAGCTCGAGCTCACCGTCGAGGAGCAGGCGACGTGATCACGCTCGACTGGCAGGGGATGCAGGGGCAGATCGGCGGCCTGATGGGCCGGTTCGACGCGCTGCCGCGGCACATCGCGAAAAAGCACCTCAAGGCCGTGATGAAACGAGTGCTGCGACCGCAGGTCCCGCTGCTGAAACGTCTGACCCCCAAGGGCGGGACGCGGACGATCAAATCTACGATCTCCAAGGGGCAGTTCGTGTCGAACGTCAAGCGGCGCGGCGGCGCGCTGCGGCGGGCGGCGACCGTCAAATCGAAATACATCGGCCGCAACCGTGGTGGCGTCGTGTACGGGGTGGTCGGGTTCAAGGCCGGGTTCGAGAGCCGCAAAGCGATCTGGATCGACCAGGGCACGAAGTTCATCTCGCCGCGCGAGATCATGGAGAAGTTTCGGCAGGCGGCGAAGGGGCCGGCCCAGGCAACGCTGATTCGCGAGATGAAAAAGGCCCTGGAGGCCGCGGCCCGCGAGCTTGCCAGCGGCAAAAACTCCAACCCGAACTACCGGAGGACGTGATGGGATCCCCTCACGTTTGGCTGAAAGCCGCGATCGAGGACGCCGTCGGCAGCGACGGCGTCACCGCCTGGCCCGTCGAGATGACCGGCGGCGGCGAGCCACCCTACGCGGTCTACACCCGCCAGAGCACGATCCGGGAACTGCTCCTGCCGGACGCCCTGGACGAGATCCCGGTGGCCGACGCCCTGTTCCCGGTGGCCACGTTCCAGGTCGTGGTCTTCGCCGACAGCTACGTCCAGGCCTGGGAGATCGCCGACGCGATCACGGCGGCCGTCCACAAGTTCGCCGGGACGGCCGAAGGCGAGACAATCCAGACCGCCCTGGTAACGGACGTGTCGGACGGCGACAGCGGATTCCTCGAGGGGCGAGAGCAACCAACGTTCACAGTCGAGCTCACGGTCGAGATCACCTATCAGGAGTGACACATGCCAGACTTCGTCACGTCGCACGGCACGACGTTCACCTTCGACGGCAACACGTACAAATGCATGGACGTGAGCCACGAGAAGAGTGCCCCGTCCCGGGAGCGGCTCGATATGACCACGCTCGACGTGGCCCACGGCGAGGAGGCCGTGATGCTCCTGGCCCCGATCGTGCCGAAGCGCGACCCGCGGAAGTTCACGATCGCCTACCGCTCGCTCGACAACACGGTCGAGATCGAGGAGGGCACCGTGGGCGAACTCGACACGGCCGACGGCAGCGGCACCTACCGCGTCACGGCGGCCGGCTTGAGCCGGAAGACCAACGCCTACGTAGAGGGCTCGGCCACGTTCGAGGAGCAGATCGAGGACGAGGACCAGGGCGGCGGCTCCTGATAGGAGGGACCGCCCGTGCCCGGCTTCTTCTCATCTCACGGCACCGCGGAGGAGCCTACCTCCGTGGAGTTCGACGGCGTGCCGATCGGCTACCTGACCGGATTCGACTGGGAGGCCAAGGCCGGCGAGGTTCACGAGACGACGAACGTGACGAGCCCCGTGATCGGCGAGGGCGCGAACGCCCGCGTCCAGCGGCAATACGACTGTACGAGCGTCGAGCCAATCACGCTGAACATCACGTTCAAGGGCCCGCCGTCTTTCACCATGGACGACCGTGGACTGAAAGCCAATCTCGTGTTTACTGCCCCCGGAGCGTCGCTTTCCGGTGAGGCGATCCTCCTCTCCTTCGCCCACTCTGGCCGCGTGAACCAGTGGAGCGAGGGCACGGCGTCGTTTCAGCTCACCGGCCTGGAGGGATCATGAGCCTGTCGTTCGATGAACTGCTGGACCTGGCCGCGATCAAGGGCGGGCCGCTGGAGCTCGAGGTCCAGAGTCTGGGCGGTAAGAAGGTGTTCGTCCGCAATCCGTCGAGCGCGGACGTGGACGCGTGGCGGATGCACTGCAACCGCCACCAGGGCGGCGACGCTCCGCTGGCCGCCCGGCTGGTGCAGCTCATGCTGTGCGACGAGCACGGCCGGCGGACCGTGCCGCAGACGGCCGAGGCCCTCGAATCGCTCGCCGCCAGCAATCCGCGGGTGATCGACGAGATCGCCAAGTTCTGCCTGCCGCTGTGCCAGGAGCCCACGGAGGAGGCGATCGAAGACGAAAAAAAAGACTGAGGGGCGACCCGTGGGAACTGTTCACCTACCGCCTATGCCTCCAGCTCGGCATCGCGGACGTGGAGAAGTTCAAGGCGCGGATCTCCCGGCGACAGATACGGCGGTGGATGGCGTTCTACCTGATCGAGCCGTGGGGCCAGCCGTGGCTCCAGGCCGGCAGGATGACGAGTCTGATCCGGTCGGCGTTCACCGGGAGGTTTGACCGGCACGACGAGGAGCGGTTCCTCATCACCTACAAGGCTGGAGACGAGTACCGGGCGAAGGTCCACCGCACGGACGCGGAGATCGCGGAGCAACTGGCGAGCCTGCCCGGTCTGAAGAAACGGAGTTCGACATGTCGGTCATCGGCAAGGTCTCGGCCGTCTTCACGGCCAACTCGTCCGGCCTCGTCACCGGGGTCAACCAGGCCGCCGCGTCGATGCGGCGGATGGAGTCGGGGGTCTCGTCGCTGGCCGGCGGGATGCGGACGCTCGTCGCGATCCAGGGGGCCCAGTTCTTCGGCGGGATCGTGTCGGCCGCCGGCGGCTACGTCCGCTCGCTCGTCTCGATGGGGCAGGCCCAGGCCGAGGTGATCGACAGCCAATCGAAGTTGGCCGCCCGGCTGGGCATGACCTACGGGGAGTTCGCCGGGCTGGCCCTCGCCGGCGACCTGGCCGGCGTGGGCATGGACAAGATCGCCATGGCAGCGACGAAGGCCGACATCGCCTTCGTCAAGGCCCAGCGGGGCAGCAAGACCGCCCAGGCCGGGTTCGCCAATCTGGGCTTGTCGCTGGCCGACCTGTCCGGGATGTCGGCCGCGGAGCGGTTCCAGGCGATCGCGTCGGCCATCGCCGAGCTGCCGACGGAGGCCCAGCGGTCGGCGGCCGCGGTGCAGATGTTCGGCCGCGCCGGGGCCGAGCTGCTGCCGCTGTTCGCCGGCGGAGCCGAGGGGATCCAGCAGGCGGCCGAGCAGGCCGAGCGGCTGGGGCTGGCGCTGACCACGGCCCAGGGCCAGGACGTGGAGGCGATGAACGACGCGTTCACCATGGCCGGCCAGGCGATCAACGGCGTCGTCCAGCAGATCGTCGCGTACCTGGCCCCGGCGGTGAAGGCGGTCTCCGACTCGTTCACGAACCTCGTCGGCTCGATCGGCGGGGCGAACATCGGCCAGGCGATCGGGGACGGGATCCTCCAGGGGGCGCGGTTCCTGGCCGGCGTGGGCGACTACATCATTGCGAACTTCGGGAGCGTGTTCGAGTATTTCTCCGCGGTCGGCGAGCAGTGGGGCGCGGTGGCCGACTTCATGAACCGCGCGGCGAACTTCATGTCGGGCGTGTTCAACGCGGCCCAGGCCGGGCTGG